AATACAAAACAAATGAAACCAATAAGAAGAAAAGCTAAAGCTATACTTGTTGAATGGCTAAAGAATCTTCTTAATAAAGAAGAACAAGCTAAAGTAAATATAAATAATGTACTTACTTTGTTACCTAATCAAACTCATTATTTTCAAGGTGATACATTTAGACTACAACCTTGGTCATATAAATGGGTAGTTAAGAAGTTAAAACGCAACCCAGAGTTGACAATAGATGATTTAAATGCTATGTTGCAACCAAGTGAAAAAGATTTAAGAAGAAAACAAATGATAGAACAAGGACCATTATAATGACACATAAAGATATGTTTAAGGGTAGTACATATGACTCATTAAATAAGCAGGTAGATGGGAATCATTATTCTAAAATGAAGATTCAACCTGCTGAATTTATAAATGAAAATAATTTATTGTTTGCAGAAGGTAATGCTATTAAATATATCTGTAGACATAAATCAAAAGGCAAAGAAAAAGATATTGAAAAAGCTATTCACTATCTTGAAATGATACTTGAAAGGGATTACTCATGACTAAAGAATCACAAATAACACAGTTAGAAAAAAGAGCAAGAGGTTTTCGCAGAATCATATCCTCATTAAATGATTTACCTATGTATGGTATTAATAGACACATAGATAAAATACTTCATGTTAAGATTGATGATTTAAAAGAACATCTTAAAAAGAAAATTACAAGAAACAATGAAAAGTTAAATGAAATGTATACTGAAAGTGTAGATAGTTTAGCTGATGATGATGGACAACAAGGTGAAATACAACCTGTTGTTATAGAAGATATACATAATAAAAAAGTATAATGACAAGTATTGAAGACAGAGATGTAGATGCTACATATGAAAATGAACAAAGTACTGTTACTATTCCATTAAAAGAATATGATAAGTTAAAAGAAAAACAACATTACATTACTGATAAAGATTTAATTAATTGTATAGATAAGATAGAAGAATTAGTTAGAGCATTAAGAAAACATATAGTAAGGACAGAGATATGAGTAAAGACCCTAAAGTAGGAACAGGTAAAAAACCACCAGGTTCTGATAGAAGATTATACACAGATGAAAATCCTAAAGATACTGTTAG